TTATCAACAGATTAAGGCCAAGCTGATAGAATCTCTTATGGGTATAAAAGACAAAGATGGAAATGTACTCATAACGGATTACTCGGAAGGAAATATATTAATCATTATCCTTTCATTGTTTGCGGCAATTGCCGAAGTTCTTCACTACTACATTGATAATATGGCAAGGGAATCCTTCTTACCTACTGCTCGTAAATACAGTTCAGTAGTTAGGCATGGAGCTTTGGTAGATTATCATGCAAGAGGTGCTATTGCAGCATCAGTAGATTTGGTAGTATCCAGGGATGTATCTGGAGATTCTATTGGTGCTAAATTAACTATACCTTCTGGAACTTTATTTACAGATTCTAATGGTAACAAATGGTTATCTTCTAGGGATGTAACTTGGTATGCTAATGTAACTACTTGTAAAGTTCCAGTTGTACAACATGAATTATATACAGAAAGCCAGATAAATGGAATGGTTATACCTTCAGATGAAAGGGTAACTATTACCCTGGGTACATTACCTAATGGTAAGTACTACGAACATGGAACTATGAGTATGAAGATTGGTGGAGAATCTTGGGTATTGGTAAATACCTTTGCTTATTCAAAACCCACCGATAAACATTTCATGGTTACTATGGATGAAGCTTTAAATCCATATATCTTATTTGGTGATGGTAAATATGGACAGAAGCCTGCAGCTAATGCCAAGATATCTGAGGTTAAGTTCTACCTTACTACTGGTATCAATGGTAATGTAAAATCTGGTATGATTACTTCTGTACCTTCAGTTATATCTTCATCAGTAACAGATGCTACTGTATCTAATACTTATGCTGCAGGTGGAGGTTCATCCTATGAGAATTTTAGTATGCTCAAGGAACACATACCTTTGAGTGTAAAGACTATGGGAGTAGCTATTACCAAACAGGACTTCATAGACTTAGCTAAACTGGTTGATGGGGTTAGTAAGGCAAAGGCAGAATACGAATGTGGTAGAAAACTAATCGTTTATATATCTCCTGATAATGGTGCTACTGCTGACTCTAACCTTATTCAAAAAGTATATGATGTATTACATCAGAACTCACCACTTACTACTTGGTTAACCGTTAAGTCTGCAGGTAAAGTAAATATTATCTTGGATGTAGAAGTTACTGGGAAGAAGTCTTATAAAACTTCAGAAATACAATCACAGATTCTTAGTGCATTATTTAATGCTTATTCTCCGGAGAACTCAGACATTGGTGGCAGCGTAAGAATCTCCGATATCTATGCACTCATGGATAATCTTGAATCAGTAGATTATTTACACTTGAAGAAGTTCTATACTAAACCATGGCCTACTACCGTATATGGTAACAAGGAATTAATCCTTGGTCAATTCCAATTAGACGAGGCTAATGGTAGTATGTCTTACTTTATCTCTTTCTCTTCAGGTACTCAGTTTACAGTACGTTCAGTTAAGGGAGGCTTTTCTTATGATGGCCAAGTGGGTAAGACTACACAGATTAGAGATACTATAAATGGATTTGTATTTGCCTTGGATATCCAGAACAATGGTTATCAATCCGGATTTAGATATACCATAACCATTGCAGAACCCAACAAGGATTATACAGACCCAGGTTATAATATTCCGGTATTCGAAGACTCAAGTCAGTTAACACTTAAAGTAAATGAAATCGTATGACAAATCTTAAAAACCTAATTGATTTCTTACCTTTCGAATTTAAAGAGCAAGATACTTATAAAGTCGACGGTAAGGGCATATTAGAAAGATTTCTAGAAATTTGTGGTAACTATTTCCAAGAAGATATAACTAAAGATATTGATAATATTCTAGATATAATTGATATCAATAAAACTCAGCAGAGGTATTTAAATTACCTCTGGGAGTTCTTGGGAGCATTACCATTTGCTAGAACCGGAGAACACAAGGGAGTTCCCAACTTAAGTGATGAACAGATTCGAACTATCTTAAAGTATTCAATCTCATTACTTAAGATTCGTGGCTCAAGAAAGTTCTTCGAAATTCTTTTTAATATGTATGGGCTAACCTGTACAATTACAGACCCAACCGATGGAGAGATGGATAAATGGGAAAAGGTAGACCCCTTATATGATACCGATTATTCTCAGTACGACAAATACAACTATGATAAGATTTATGGTTGTGCTCAATGTATAGAGGTAGGTATTTCTATAAGCGGTCATGGGTTTACTTCCCCCACTCCAGAGTTCAAAGCTTTCAAACAATCAATTGATAAGTTATTCGATAGATTCTTACCATACAATGTATCTGGGAAGATTGCTTATGGATTTGATTTGGCTTACAATTATAAAATTGTAGCTGAACCTCTTATCAGTCCTGCAAAGATTGTAACAGGACATATAACAGAAGTACCCATTAGAGTAACCGTTACTTCTGATTACGATGATGCCGATTTAAGATATCAGGTAACTGGATATGACCCCTCTGAGAATAATTGGAGCTCAAAGAAATATGAAAGCGGTTCTATTTTCTATGCAAGAAAGGGTGACCAAAGATATTACTTTCGAAGTGTAGGAGATACTTCAGTAACTACCTATGTAGATATAGGTTTAGAATATTACACTAAATCTTATCACATATATGCCGACTTGGTAGAAGGAGGAACAGACCCAGATAATTTAGTAATTACAGGTACTAATCCAGTAATCAAAGTAAGGGTAACTGCAAATATGAATTATCAGGGAAATATTAAACCTGTATCCGTACAGTTACTTAATACCCATGAAACTAAAGATTCTGGTTCTGTTTGGGAAATAACTTCTGCAGGTACTTACGAATGGGTTATTGCAGACTTTCCTGCAAAGAAGGTTACTCTAAAGGTAACGGCAATTGCTACTAACTATACGGTATTCTGTGAACCTCGGAATATAAATCTTACCAACGGTGAAAAGTCTTTGATAACTATTCGTTCTTCAGATCCTAACGAAGATACAAGTCAACTTATTGCCGTATGTATTTCAGACCCAGGTATTTTAGTTCGTAATGGTCAAAGATGGGCACCAACTACTACTGGTACATTCCAATTTAGATGTACTAAAGATGACTCAGGTAATGCTAGTAATTATGGTACAGTAGTAGCTTACAGATTAGGTTATACGATTAACTACGATATAGGCGTATCAAACAAACGATTAAACCTAAATGCTCAAGGTTCTGCATCAGTTAATCTTTGGGTTACATCGGGTATTTATTATTCTACTTTCGAAAGTGCAAACTTAGGTAGTTATTTTGATACCGAGGTGACCATTTACAAAAAGAATACCCAAGGTACTTGGGTAAAACTTGGTACTTTAGAATTAACTAATCGCTATGTAGTTGGTCCTGATTTCTACTATGGTAGAAGTACAGAATATCAATTTAATGAGGCTGGAAGTTATAAATTTGAATCGGTGGGTGATGCTAGTAAGTCTGTAGAAGTAGAAGTACTTGCTTATATACCTACTCCTCAATCCTACTTGTGGTTAGAACCTTTGAATGAAGAGGATGAGAATTGGTATGAATTAGAACCTTACTCTGAAGCAGATGCAGGAAAGTATATCAAGGCAGGCTATCAATTAACCAAATCCAAGAATTGCCAATTCTACCTACGTTGGGGAGATGGTGGTAATATGATAACTGGGATTGACTTAGAGGGTTCATCTGAGAAATACAATTCGAACACTCTTATCACTTTCGATAAAGCAGGTAATTATGAGTTTTATTATCAAGGTTCAGTAGTAAGCCTTACGATTAAGGGTGTTATACCTAAGTATATTTTAACTTGTAATCCAGTAAGTGCAGAACTAAGCAAAGATGTACAAGAAGTATCTACTATCGTAACCTGTACTTCAGATACTGGAGAAGTTTCAGATATTGTATATGAGACAGCTCCGGATGTGGTTCATCCAAGCCCTTATCAATTCTTTACTAATTTACCAGGTAAACATACTTTCTATGTGAAAGCTAATCCTGCAGTTAAAGCAGTATTCATGGTAAACCTGTTGGATGTAGTTGATAAGACGGAACTTACTTGGGAATCCAATGATATTTCGGAACAAGGTATTAATATATTAGTTCCGGAAGGAACAGAATGGTCACTTAAAATAGAATAAACAAAATGGAAAGCAGCTCTTTTAACACATTATTTAAAACTGGTATCATTGGATTCACTTCGGAATGTTATGCCATTATCTTTAATTTGAGGTGGATGATTTTATTAGCCTTTGTACTAATACTTACAGATTTTTGGTTTGGGATATCTGCAAGTAGGGCAAAGAAGATTGAAATAAGAAAATCTAGAGCCGGGAGAAGAACTCTTAATAAAATCATTGATTACCTGTGTTACATCTTACTGGGTGCCGTAATAGGTAAAGCCATCGGAGAACCTTACGGATTAAATCCAATAACAGTATCTATAACGGTAATGGTATTATGTTACTGTTTTGAAATAGATAGTATTTATAATCATATCTGTACTTTACATGGTGTAGAAAAGAAGTACAGTATCTGGTCTATCTTTTGGAAATTGATAACCTTCAAGTTCAAGGCTGTAGGAGAGGCTTTCCAAGATATGAAAAACCAATCGAAAGAATATAAGAGTAATAACAATAACAAAGATACATTATGAAAACCTATTTTGATTATGAAGGTATAATAAAGTCTAAGGATGCAGCTGAAGCTATAGCTGCACCAGTAGGCATTGGCCCATTTTGTGGATTTGGTTCTGCAACGATTGTAAATAATGCAATCACTCTCTTGCCTAATGGAGAACCTACTTCTCCTGCATATCAAGCAATAAAGGATAGAATCCTTTCAAGGTATATGACTAAAGCTGCAGATTCTGGTGAAGGACCAGATACAAATTTTGGTTGTATAGCAAGGGATGGTACAATCTATATTTCTGATAGTGCTAATATTAGTATACCTAATATTGAAGGCTCAAAGGGTTCTAATGAGGATGTGATTGTATTTGCTTACCATACACCTTTGGAAGAGCCTGTACAGAACCCAGTACAGTTCAGAGCTTTCTGGAATGAATCTAATTCGTTCTATTCTCTGTACAAGAAATCAGTAGACCCATTATACCCAACACCCAAGGATTCTAGAAACCTGTCAAAAACAAATGTATTAGAAGATAATGAATTATCATATGAGTCTCTAGTGAATAGAGCTATGGCTTCAGTATCTCAAGGTTTGGTAGACAAATCCTCAATGGTATTAATTGGTATATATGGGCAAGGTACTAATTCAATGGATAACTCAGTAGAGAAATATTCTATTGTTCCTTATGCAGGAAAGTTTCCCCAACCAGTAGAATATAATACTGCTATCCATGGAATGCAACAAGCCAATATAGAAACTCTCTTACGACTATTGCAAGGATTCCCAAACTTTGATATCAAGGCTTACATTGATGAAAAGCTTGGTGGTATGGCAGGAGCTAATATACCAAGAGGACTAATTGCCATGTGGAATGGAGTTTCTGTACCAGAAGGTTGGGCTTTATGTAATGGTCAGATTGTAGAAGACTTACAGACACCAGACTTATCGGGTAAGTTTATTGTTGGCTGGTCATCAGGTAATAAGGATTACAATTTGATTGGTAATACGGGTGGCCAAGAAAAAGTAACTCTTTCAACTCAAGAGATTCCATCTCACGTTCACAATTTCGCAGATGCTTACTTTATCGAGGCTCATTCAGATTTGGTGGGAGCTAATGGTACTCAATGGATTGGTAATAACCTTTCTGGTAGTAATAAAACTGATAGAGATAATTCTTATGTATGCCTATGGGACCATGATACCAGGGCTGCAGGTGGAGGTCAACCTCACGAAAATAGGCCACCTTACTACGTACTGGCATACATTATAAAACTATAATATTATGTCTTAACTACTTATATTGTTGACAAAGAACTTTTAATTTATGGATTATAGGAGGAGGGGCGTTGGGAAACGC